ACAGACTTGGAAAAACATACTGCAAATGTAAACTATCAAAAATACGGAATTTATATTGAAGGATCTACAGCGCAACTAATAGGTCGTGGTGCTATAGGGCAAGTTAGTTGGAGAGCATTGCTCGAAAATTTACCAGGAACTTACAGATCTAATTTAAGTAGAATATACCTTACAAATTTAGACACCGATAGTTTGCTAACAGGAACAATAGGCTTAAATCCGTTAGACGAAACACAGCTAACGATTAATTGGGACGTTGACAGTTTTCCGGATGATACAATTTTAAGTAGTTCTTACGGAGATAGGACTAGCATAGATGCTATTATAGATCCTACTAGATTTAATCCTACATCTACTAAAGCAGCAGGAACTCGACTGCTAACGCTTGGAGATATAGGCAACGACAACAATACATTCGGACCAACTGCTTGGCAGAATACAGATGGAAGCGATTTTGTTGCTAACGAAAATGATATTATTGAATGGACTGGTTCGCGCTGGCAAGTTGTAATGGATGCATCCGAAACTACTGAAATTATATACACTACAAATTTAAAAACCGGTCAACAATATCGTTGGAAAAACGGTGATTGGTTGTTAAGTGTAGAGGGCGAATATCCAGTTGGCACATGGCGTCTCGACCTTGACGGATAATTATTTGTATGAAAAACATTGTTTGTAGTGGGGCATTATTCTACAC